TGCCAGTCATCGTTCCAGAACCGTTAGTGAGAGCAATAGCTGGATCACCCAACGTGTCGGTTATTTGGAATGTGGTTGGGCCAGAAGGTGTACCTGCCACATAGTAGGTTTGACTGATAATGATACCGCCAATTTGTGTTCCTGAAAACACAATAGGCATGCCATCATATAGATTTTCTGTACTATTGCATACAAATTCGTTGGAAACTGCTTGTGTTACATTGACAGAAACTCTATCGATGTCCAATATGTAGTAGGTAGTACTTGCGTTCAATCCGCCAATCGCACTATCAACGCGAACAGGCATGTCTACATAGGCATCAGACAACTCAGCGGCTGGTTCCAGTAAAATGATATCGTTTGCTGCTAATGTGGCAGTAACATTACCGCTGATTAAGCTTGAAATTTGAACCGCAGAGACGTTTGCTGTCCACCCAGAAGTGGTGTACAGGGTAAACAACTGGCCATTTACTTGACCTGGTGAAACTGGCAAGCTCACGTTCATAGTCATATTGCCAGTACCGTTAGTCAATGTCGTAGTATTAGCTTGACTGATTATAGTAGCCTGAGTGTCCGATGCTGCCACGATGGTTGAAGTAATGTTTACTAGATTACCATTGATTGCATCACTGAGCGAAATCGTAGGTAGAGCAGGAGCAATAGCATCAGTAATCGTGCGAATCCAATATGTAACCCCTGTTTGAACACCGCCCCAATTAGTGACATCAACGTTTGCGATCATCGCATCAGCAAATATCACTGGAGTGTTGACTGACAGATCAGACACTGATTCGATAGTAATGAGATCGGTACCTGAATCTGTAGACAATGCTGTAATCATTACTGGATCTGGATTTTCAGACATTGTAAATGTCTGACCATCAATCACTGTAGTAACATAGTATATGATATTTGTAGATATGCCACCGAATGCGGTGCCAGTAAATTCCAATGGCATATTTACGTAGAAACCACTGGTACCACCAGTGCCGATCAGTGTGTATGGCGCAGTAACATAATTGAGACCTGATTGAGTTCGGGTAACCGTTCTAATGCCAGGATAATTCACAGTCAAGATGCCACGATTGACTACTTGTGCAGTAAACATCTTGAGACCAGCGATGCCGATGGTTGAAGGAGTCAGACTGTTTAGCGTGCTGCCATTTTCTGTCAATGCGATCTTGAAATCAGTGTCGTTGACAACTTCGCTGATGTAGTAAGTCTGCTCGTTGATTAATCCCGTGGCTGCCACTTCACCAATAAACTTGACTGGCATACCAATCGTAAAGCCGATGGTTGAACCAGAAGCATTAGGCTCAATAGTGTTGATTGATAGACGAATTGTATCGGAGCTTACTATAGATTCAACCGAACGTTCAAATGCAGAGAACACATCTTCTCTATCGTTGGTAATATCGGAGATTTCAAACGCGACGCCCTGTGCGCTAGCCAAAATCGTGTTGATGTCTGGCTGAGTACTTTGCAACTGGATCGATGAGCTTGAGATGTCTTGACTATTATCGTAATTACCAGCAAAGAAAGCGCCATAGAATCGACCAGCTTCCCAATCTTGTATCTGACTGGTGTAAGTAGTGCGATCAAAACGCATAGTAACACTCAATTCACGAGTTGGGTTATCTGACATAATCGCAGTTGCTTTAGCGCCGATTGCAAAGCTATGATCACCAGTGCCAGTAGATTGAATATCAACTCTATCGGTGTCGTTCAACGCATCTGCGTATGTCGTGTATAGCGCGACTACTGGTGCAGGAATAATTTCCAAAAGTCTTGCATAGTACCATTGACCGCTAATCAATCCTCCAACTGTTGTACCATTACCTGCGACGTATTGAACTAGATCTCCAGTCTGTACGTCATTTTGATTGATTCGAATGGTGTTTCGAGCTGGTAGAACACCGGAGCTGTTGAATACCGTTTCAAATGCAGGGTCAATCACGACCTCAGGCTGCACTGGATAACCTTTACCCTCGCTAAGAACTGTAATACCTATGACTTTGTCACCGGACATTACTGCCTCTAATACGGCAGGTTCTAGAACATCACCATAAGTTAAGGTGTCATATGTAAGCGTTACTTTAGGTGGCTTAGTATAATCTCTGCCACCATTCAATAGAACTACTTGTGGTAGATCAACGAAAATTGTTTCACCAGGAATATGATCTGATACTGTGCTGCCATTTGTGCCACGAACTAGTCCAGATATCAAATTCAATGCACGATCTACGCTTGAGTATGCAATTTCTTCATAAGTTCCATTGTCATTTGCTATTTTCAAAATACCCTGTACCGGAAATCCAGCAGCGTTGTCAACAAGCAAGAACGTTGATGCAAGAGTCACATATGATCTTAGCACGGTCATTGGATAATCGTTGTATCCTGTGAGTCTGAGACCTCTGTTGTCAAACCATTGGCTGTAGATGTTGTCATTCCATATGCTGTCATCTGCGGTGTATTGACTTGGTGTGGATGGGTTTGAGACTACCAATTCTGGGGTAATAAATTCTTGATATTCTGAATTCCAGCGAGCGGGTAAATCAAAATCAGTGATATCGCCTTCAAAAGTATCAAGGCCAGTGTAAGTGAACAAGAAATCTTTTATGACTACGTGATATGGTTTGACTTCGTTTAGATAGCCAGACAAGAAATCCTGATTGTCAGATTGGAAAACCTCAAATTCACGCAGTTCACGTATCTTGTGACTGACATCTACCAGCGATGTCTTGTTTAGCCAAGGCAGATAATTTTGATTTTCTATAGTTTCGCTTTGAATGTATTCGAACAATAATATCAAACTCTTGTTGCGGAATAGTAGCAATTCGTCAGTGTAAATTTCTTCATTCAACGCACGAACTATTGCGCGAGTTTCTTCTGACGGATATATGTCAAATGGGGCAGTATCATAGAAATTGTCTCCCCATCCTAATCTGGCTGCGGCATAATCCCATAGATCACTGCTGAACTGAATCGTTCCATTTTGTAATCCTATGCGAGTCCATACGCCAACGCCATCATATCGGTAAGTTTCACTCGCAGAGGTTGAATTCATTAGAACAGTAACGATAGTTCCTACTGCTACCGTTAATGTAGAGAGATCTGCGTAGTAACGCACTTGCAATGCGGCTTTGGTATTGTTATCATAGCCAGTTGCCCACCAATTAATGCGTTCCCAGTAATTTGCGGTATCATATAACTGACCTACTGCAAATAGAACTTTCTTTGCCACGCCAGTACCCGTACCTGCGCCAGTGGCAATAAACACAGTTCCAACTGAGTTGTCAGATGCTCCGACTGTTGACCAGTCAGTGTTGCCACTAACTTCAATAGTGTATTCTGTTCCCGCTTCCAGTGCAGTGACCGCTACATCTTGATAGATCACTGGATTCTTTGCATATAAGAAGTTGCTTTGACGCAACTCCATGATTGGGAATTGCCGTAATACTTCATTCGCATAAGTCAAATAATTTTCAAGTGCTTTATATCTGTTATAGAAGAAGCTCTGGCGTGGTCTAGCCAATACGCCTGATTGAACGGCCTTTGGCAAGAAAGGATCAGGTACAACTTGACCGGTTTCATCTACCCCTGCCAAGCTGTCTAGCATTCTATCGTACAGTGATTCAGGTACCACGGGACCATTTACAGATGGTAATCCAGGTAAGAAATCGTCTGCAAAGTCGGCTCTGATCAGTGTGTACTCGCTATGACTTACGCCGTCATCATTAGTAGTTGCGTATCCAATATGAAGTACACTGTCATTTGCATTGATGTACTGTTGTGCGTTGTACAATCCAAACGCATTTGGTAACAGAGGCTCCCAATAGGCAATTCCTGATGCTTGCGAATTTGTAATGTACGTCTCAAGAACGCTATCAACCAATGTCTTACCAATCTTTCTTGATAGAATGTTGGTATTTCTAGCCCAGAAGTAATAGACAGGAGCTATGACATTATTCGCATTAATTATTGTTTGAACCGTGTATAGTGAGTTGTCGTAGGGAACGCCAGGACCTTCGTATTGCGCTGGTGGTACATTGCTTGAGACCCATGTGTACACGGCAGCAACGCTACCTGGGAATAATGTGCCCCAATATTTGCTGTTGTAAACTACATCATTCTGATGATAGTTGACATATCTAACGTTTGTGGTATCAAACCAGATTCTACCCAGATGTTCGGCGCCCCAAACTGAACCGCGTTGTTCAGGAATACCGTTATTATAGCTCGCAGGATCGTCATTGCTTATAACATCAATATTCTCTCTGACTGCGCCCAGTAACTTACCTTGAAGAGGATCTTGATAGTCTAGATTGATTAGGGTGTTATTAGTTTCAGCCGAGAAAATTTGCACTGTCTGAATCTTGTCGATGTTGACTACAGGCGCAGACTTGCTATAAACACTCCAATCACGAACTCCAACACTGTTTTCCCAAATAACTACTTGTCCATTTATTGTGCCAGGTAAAAATGCTGGTGTACCAAGTACTGCCTTGTTGTCTCTGAAATCGATACTTGATGCATATCGTGGTTCGGCGCCATATACTGAATCTTGGTCATTTACACTCTGTGCGTAGACCCAAGCGCCTGAATTTTGCAGTGTTTCATTGTACACTCCCAAATAGTCGAACATGTATGCTGCACCAGCATTCGTGAATACATCGATAAATTGAGTGCTGTTATTGTCAAAAATAGTATCATTGTCCAGATTCTCGTCGTCGGTAAAGTCGAAAGTGGTAGCAGTTACGCGATCTCCTACTGGCGCACTAGCAATCCAGCTGTCGCTTTCGTTGAACTTGACTACTGTGCCAAATTGTGAAGGACCATCCTGCTGGGGTGAGCTTACTATTTGAACTTGAGTGTAGATGTTAAATCCTAGCTCACTGAGTGTTGTGGCATCTGGAGCAGAGATCAAAAGCTTTTCATTAGTCTGTGCTAGATCGCTATTGATGACTGCAATAATCAGATTGCCGTTCACATCTTGAGCTTGAATGTTGGTTATATTTGCCGCATTTATGACCGATGCAACAGTCTGTGCGTTGCCAGCAGGTAGTGTGATTTGATATCCGTTGATCAATAGTATTCTATTTGCTGTCAAGTTACATGCGGTAGTACCGATAACTTGACCATACTTTGCACCACCATTTGTGTAGCAGTAGACTGCGCCTTCATTGTTGAAAGAATCCAAGGCAAACGGTGCACCAACAATAATTTGAGAACCCCACTTTGTAGTGTCAACGGACGTTCCAAACTGAACTCCGATTGCGGGAGTTTGCTCTGTGGTTAATGTTTGAGCAAGTGCAATTTCATTGCCGCTTACAGTAATGATATCTCCTGCTGTTAGAGCGCCAGTGTAAATCAAGCTGCTGCCAATCACCGCATATTCACTTTCAGAAATCAAAGTGCTATTGCGATAAACATACAGTGGGCTGACATTTATTGCGGCGTTGACGCTTGTAATGCCTACTTTGGATAACAATGTAACTGCGGTGGTTGAAGAGCGTGATTCTTTGATCGTGATATCACTACCGCTGATGCTTCTGATCCAGTAGACCTTATTAGCCACAACGTTGGTATTTGATAAATTATTACCTTGAAAAATGATTGGATCATTGACACTGATTGAAGTTGTGTTATTCAGTGTGATGAAATTGGTACCAGCAGTCGTTGCACTTACTGTTTTGGCAAGAGTGAGAGGAGTCCATGCCAATTGGAAAGTCTGAGCGGCTCCAGCTACACTGTTAAATTGAGCTTCGATATTTTGCCACAATCTATTGTAGACGTAGGTTTTTCCCCAGTTCAGAACAGCAGGACTTTGATCAGTGTTTGGCGCACCGATTACGACAGTATCACCGTAGTGATCCGTACTAATTGACTTGCCAAAATTATCTGCATAGGTCAGAATTGAGCCATCTATAATTGCGCTTGGCTTGTAAGTAATTTGCTGAGCTTGACCAGTTCCTGAACCAATGCCAGTTGCAATGAATCTGATACCAACTCGATTCTCTATTGAGCCTATTGCAGTAAAATCGGTGGTTCCTACGTCTGTTATTACGTATGTTTCACCTATAACAAAGTATCCAGCCGTGAGATCTATGTTTTGCTTACGATAAACGTGTACTTTATTATCTGCGGTAGCTGATATGTATATCCAGTTAGTGTCACCACTAATTGCGACTGCTGAACCCCAATTTCCAGTTGCACTAACAGGACGAGCAATTGCGGCTTGATATAATGTAAGATCGTCGCTTAATGGTGAGTCCATCAAGAAGTAAATCCAAACTCTTGGTGTGCCCGAAGACTCACTGACAACATAGATGTCTTGATTGTGAGCAATAGCAGTACCAAAAGAAGTTCCGCTTGTGAGAGTTTGTACTTGCTGATATGTTTCTAGCAGTGGATTGTACGTGTAGCGATAAGCTGTGCCTGCTGCCTGGTCAGAGATCAAGTAACCCAACACTGGATCAGTTGCTACAGCCGACCCAAAAGTCTGACTTCCTGCTTCTGTAAATTCTTGCTTGTACTGATAGTTTATGCCTTTTCGATAAACTGCCCACTCTCCATCGACATCTGTATCGACCCATACTTTGTTCTTGATAAATTCTGCACTAAGCAAATTCAAATCTGAGATATCGGCAGGGCTGTCAACTCGTTGTGAATTGAACTTTAGTGCAATACCTTCGCCGTTGACTTCTCTGGTAGTGTTGTTAAATGACAACTCGATTACTACTTGAGTAGGATTCAGAACGTTTGTTACAATGTAATATCCATTGATCAAGCTATCAAAATTGATAATTGAGAAAAGTTGATACTGGCTTAAATTATGATCTTGACCAAAAGTAACTACCGCTGTTCCATTCAAGTTGCCACGTACTGAGATTACTTGGCCGATTGACGCTGGCGTAAATACCTGCCATTTGTCGAGATAATTGGCAATCCACACATAATCTCGTACATAGAAGTTGTTCAATGGTACGACGATGCCGTCTTTATTTACAGCTATAGAAAGCTGTGAATAGAAGAACGCCGACATCTTTACGTCGTTGAAATTAACGTATCCAGCATCTGGCAATAGTGTTGACGGTGTGCTTGCAGAAACCGTTGCTAGAATGTCTGGTGAAGTTATTGGCCTAGCGTAGTTGTACAAGCTATAAATTGGTACTTCTTGCTCTGAACCTTCGGTATATACGCCGTTGGTCAATGACACTATGCTTGGGTTTGCGGTCAAACTTGGTTGATTTAATTTAAATTGAACCCAGTTATTATTCAGCACGCCGCCAAATTCACCACTCTTAATGGCCCAATTTTCATAAACTTGATAATCAATTCCACCTTGTGGCAACTGCGCACCACGGAAAGCATCTACCGAATTTTTAGTACCTTTATTCTTAATCAAATTCTTGTACACATTAATTTGTGTAATGTCGGTAAGATCCGCAAAAGCCAGATAATCACGAGGTCTAAATCCTATCAACGAGAATGAGAGTAAGTCAGCATCTTTTTCAATGTTTGCTTTGTTTACGTCATAATAAAGGGTGCTTTCATACGAGTTGGTGCTTGAGTTGGGAAGTAACCCTTTCTGAATTTCGTCGTAATCTGTTTCTTTCCAATCAAGTTCGTTGAACTTCTGACTTGGCTGAATGACCCTGAGCGCCGTCCAGTACTTGTTCTTGTAAAGTACGATTGATCCTTTTGTATACTTGAGTTCTTTGCGCCATTCACCAATGTTGTCCTGATTCAAGATAAAGCCGTACGCAGTAACTGTGCCATTCCATTCAGCAGTTTTAGTACCGTAGACTTGAATTCTATTCTGACGCAACCCAGTGTTTAGATTATAGATCACATCATCGAATAGTGTGATGTTGTCGAATACAATACCATGTTCAAAATTGCTTAGATTGAATTGACCATATGCTAATGTGTCGCCTTCATTTTGGGTTGATACTTGAAACAACGTTCCGTCTCTAAGTACTGCTAAATCAGTCATCTGAATTGGATATAAATTCTGATTCAGTACGAAATTAGTCTGTTGGATCGTGAGTGGTTGCACGATCTGACTTTGTTTGTCGATCTTTAATTGTTTTGCAGCAGGGTTAAGCGTGATAACACTGCCAATTTCCCACCCTGATTGTGCCCAATACATAAATTCAGCTATCATCTGACGCCAATTAACTTCTAAACCATTGATAATCTGATCAAAAATTGCGCCTCTACTAATCAAATATTGTCCATAGCTCATGATGAACTGAGAAAGTTCTTGAACACTATAAAAAATAGTACCATAAGGAACAATCATCGTCTCATTCGAATAATCTTCAGCTACTCGCACTGTTGACTGTTCTACGGTGATACGATCACTGTTGCCATTTAACAACGGTTTAAGTACAGTAAAGTATGCATTAGTCTGAGAGTTACCATAGACTGCAAAACCTTCTGGAACAAGCTGGACGATTACACTACTGTAAATCAATCTGTCGTAAGGCTGATTTTCGTATAGTAATACGGAATAACTTTCATCTGGTATCAGTAACGAGGCATTGGTGCTGTTTGGAGTGCCCTTTTCAACGTAGAACTTGAGCAACTTCTTGTCTGTGTAACCAGCCACGCGATATACCAATCGAACATCTAAGTTGTAAAGAAGATTAGTGATATTCTGTGTTGCATCAACACCCAACTGCTTTTCGTAGTCTACTATCCAGTTGATGTAACTGGTCTTTGGTGTTCCGCTACCATAAATTTGAATTTGATCTGGTACTAAATGACTTCTATTATTGTACAGATACTGATTGAATTCTTCGTTGTATCTATAATTGTCAAGATCTACTGCCAAATTGAAGAACGAAGCTGGCTTAGTTAGTGCAATCAGACGCATTAAATCAAATGGCCAAGTCGAGCTTCTACGATAGCTAAGCTCTACGGGGCCCACATCTCCAACTTTCCAATTCTTTTGAAACAGGTTTGGCTGATAATTCTTGATCAAGCATTCTAATGGGTTTAATAGGTTACCTTGAAAGTCAACAGGAATGATTGAGAGTAGTCCCGGTCGAATAAACTGAGAGTTGATTCCTGGATCACCATTATTCCAGTCTATACCAGCAGCTAAATCTGTCCATAGAATCAAATTGTCACTGGTATATGGGGCTGGACCATACTTTTCTTGCCACCAAGAGGGTTCGTTTCTGTAACCCAGCATTTCCCACGGTGTGACATTAGGAGTGGATGTATCGTAGAAATACTGATAGAGGCCTCTCCAGTTGCCTATTGTGTTGACTGAATTGTCTACCTTATTGCTAGTACTAGTGTAGTTGTAAGTAAATGGATTATTAGTTGCATAAAGCTGCTTCTTGTATTCAAGACGATTTTGACCCGTCCAGTCCAAGAAAGCAACGCTGTACATTTCAAGCCATTCTGCATATGTATAGTCACTATTACGGAAGAAGCCAGGCATAATTTCCCATTCAGTGACGGGTATAGGCGCTGCGACTTTTAAGTTGTTATAAACACGCTTCTCAAATTCCAGTAAGACTTGATCTCTAAAATCGACCAACACATCAACAGCTGGTAGATATTCGCCGTATAATTTGTTGTATGAACCGTCGTGTCCTACGATAAAATATGTTGGTGTGCTGTAAGCTGAGTCCAATACCACTCCAGGCGTGGTTACTTGATATAATCCAAGTTTAGTTGGGGTATTTGGAACATAGCTGCCATAAGTCTGATAGTATTCATTAATTGTAACAACGTCACCTGCTATGAGGTCGTAAGTTACTGTCAGTGATGGGGTTTCGGCGCTGACTACGTAATCTTGGTCACGAATCAACTGAGTGGTAAACGTGAGACCATTGACCGTTCTCTCTACATATACTAGAACGCTGTAGTAATTTGCGCTAGTGAAGTCATAGGTACGCGACAGAGAGAACACGCTGGTATCCAGGTCATTTGCAAAGCTGTAACTGTTTGAAGCATACGGTGCTTTAGAAGGAACCATATCGCTCCAGAAGAACGATTGCTCTTGATTCTTAACTGATGTAATTTGATCTAGCGCGTCATCAAGCAGTTCAGCAGGACTGTATCGCTGAACCAGATTAGTCTTGTCGACCGTGTCTATTAATAACGTCTTGAACTTGATGTATTCTCTGCTGTTAAACATCAGAGCCTTAAATAAATCGTGATTTTGCTTACGCAAAAATACTGATGGCAGTACCAAAGAGGCAGAATTTTGAACAATGCGATTGCCCCATGGAACTAAGTTTCCTAAATCTCGATAGTTGTTTGGCCCAAACACATTTCCTGTCGTACTAGGATTATTATAGAAAATGCTTTGATACTGACTTCTAATATCGCCCAGGTCAGTTACTTTAATAGTATCGTTAAATGGGTTGTTGCCCAAGTTTAATGGTATTTGATAATAACCTTGTTTGCTTACCTGATCGCTGAGCAACAGAATCTGAATCTTGGTATCGAGATCTTTTGTGAACGAGATCGTAACTGTGGTCGAATTTTCACTCACGGTATACGTGTATTGAGTCTTGTTTAGAGGCTCATTGTTATTGTAAACTTGAATGACTGGCCACACTGAATCCTCGGTGTTCATGACTGCCACATCGCAAGCGAAATTTACTAGCAGACTGTCACCAGTTGGGATAATAATCGGTGGTGAGCTAGCTACATAATTGAATTCGAATGCCTGATATTGAACGCTGGGAGCAACCGCAGTCTGATAGCCTATAAGTCTTTCATAGGTAGTTCTATCTACGTAATTATAGACAAAGCCGTTGTTGATGTAATAGCCATTAATTGGCTTACCGTTCGATACGTGGTCAAAAGTTTGACTGTTGAAAGTTACGTCAAAGCTTATATCGCCTACGTTATTAATCGAACTATAACGAACCGGAAAGCCAAGTATTGAATCGTCTAATCCTGCGCCTATACCATAAGAAAATAGAGTGCTTCCTCGGAAAGAAGTACCTACGTAAATATCAGGATCACCGTAGCTGATGCCATTAGCATCAAAGACATCAAACAGAGGAGCTTGATTTACCGTGCGCTTTTGCTGTGACTCCTGCCACACTTCATCTTTGAAATAGTAACCTAGCCCCGCGGCTACATATCCTCTTATCACAACCGTTTGATCATTGTCTAAACATTCTGCATCTGGTGCAGCAGATAGAGAAATAATTGGCGTGCTGCCAGGTGAGATTGAGACTAGATTAGTAATCCATATCTTGTTTCTTATAGCTGGATTAGTGTCGTTTGCGAATACGATTCGTGCGCCAGTAAACAATGCATAGCTATTGTTATCTATGTTGTTAGCCACGATTGATACATTTGAGTTGCCAACAAAGTTTGCTTCGCCAGGCCATTGAACCGTTATGGTAGTTATGCCTGAAGTTGTTGTGACGGATGTTACCACGGTGTTCTGAGGCAAAATCTGTAAATCATCACTGACGTACATTCCTGCTTCCAAAGTTCCTGGAACAGTTTCACCTCTGACATTTGTCTTACTCACGTATGTAATTGCAGAGGAAGGTAATGTGATGGTAGTTGTAACTACGTTGCATTCCATAGTAGTGCTTAAAACACTCTGCGAAACATCAACCGAATATGTGCCTGTACCACCTGGTGTACCAGAAAGTTGCGCAGTGACGATTGTGCCCAGAGTGACGCCAAATCCAGTCAACACTCCATCAACGGCAATTGATCCCTCGGATATTGCAGTGACTGTGAGTGTGGTTCCTGAGATTGCCCCAGTGAAGGTAGCGCCGGCATCTGCAATAGTTGCGCTACTGCTGGAATAAACTTCTACGTCTGGCCAATATACTTGTTGACCAGCAACATCGCTAAATGCATCAGTGGTTCTGTAATCTATGAAATCGATTGCAGCTTTGCCGATAGTGCCGTAGTCGAAAAGCTTTAGATCTGGATAAAATTCTATTATTGGTCTTTTGGCTTTTGCTTCTGCCGTCGCATAGGTGGTTAATATAGCAGAGTTGTTATTGTACAACGCTGATGCCTTGATTACATCAATATGAAACCATCTATTACTGCGTGACCATGCATTCTTGTTAATTGCATTTCTTGCAATTGTAATATAATCAGGTTCAGTGGGAATAAACAGAGCAGCGTCCCAATTGCCAATATCCCAGGGTGTGATGTCCCATGGCGTAAGACTGCTGGTGGTAAATGGTTCAGGTGTATCTAACGTAGATGCCGCTATAAGTTCGATGGCTGTTCCCACACCTTGAACATACCAAGTATCTGATTGATACTTGACTGGAAACACATTACCAGAGAACTGAACTTTGAGTCCGTTTGTAAAAACAACTCCGTTAGGTGAAGTATACTTGCTCTTGCCTAATATGTCAAGCTCTACGTTGATGTCATTTTGTGCATTATCATCAATAAGTTTGAAAATGCCAACTTTTGAAACGTCGATACTATCTTGATAGTATAAAGTGTTAAGTTGCGCTGACAAGTAGGGAATCTGCTCTATAATTCCTGTGTCATTTTTGAAAAAGTTAAGACCGACATATTCCGTACCAAACTGAACAGTGATCTTCTGATTCGTAGGAATACCAGTGCTTGCAATAAGTGTCAGAGTTGGATCAGCTAGATTACCAGTATAGTTTATAGTGTAAAAATTTGCGGTTTCAATTGGATTTGATGAGCCTGTGTAGAACATCACAGTAAGACCGTTCAGTGAGGTTACTCCATCAATTGCTTGAATTGTTGACAGTTGTGCGCCGTTTAGATTAGCATATGGGATCGTGCTTACTACGCCTACTGTATTAGTACCAGGTAAATTGTACTGAGCCTGTGCGTCACTGAATGGAACTGTCCAAGTTATAACTCCATTTGCAGTGCCATTATTAATTACACCAAGAATATCTCGCGTAGATTGATTTGGAAGTGCTGGATTAGTTCCTTCCAAGCCTGGAAATCCTTGAATCCAAAAGTTGCCTGTTTGAGTTATTGAAAAGTTGTATGTGCCGCCCCTCAGCAGAATGATTTCAGGATTGACATTGGTGGTCGCTACACTCTCAGACAAGAATACGTAGCCACTTGCGCTATCTTCTACCGTAAAATTTTCTTCTAGACGGATAGTAGCTGGCTGAACCGTTACGGCAGGTGCACCTGTTGGCAACCAGTAGTACTGATTATAATTGATAACTTTGTCAAGATCCACAAAGGGATCCCATGAGTAGAACTGTGACTCAAACAATCGACTGTTGTTATCGGTAACGCTGCCTGACAACTTCAGTGCGTCAATCAAGCCAGGGTACGAAAGAAAATCTTGTGCTACGGTTTCATTCTTCTTGGTAAAAACTACGCCAGGATCCAACTGATAATCTGTGCGAGTCTTTGTTGGTTCCGTTACGTAATAATCGTTCGCATTAACGCCATATCCAATCTTGCTACCAATAAATCCTTGAATTCGATTAGTAAGAGGTGGATTTACGATTTGATCGAGCGTGGCACCAAGAAACTGTGCATTAGTCGGCGTTTGAAAAATTTCAGGTAGAAAATTTAATGTTCGAATTTTTGTAGTGGCCATTTTATCTTACTTGCAACTCTGCGGGTGTTAGTGCTGATATTACTAATACGTCATTTGCTGTCGCAGCATTAACGAAAATTTCATAAGGCATACATTTAATTTCATACAAATCACCGAATGCCTTAGTAGGGTCGTTAGATACCAAGACAGCAGAACTGACTAATTCTCCACACTCATTGTGCAAATAAGCACTGAGTTCAGAGAAGTAAAAAGTATCACCAAAGCTCCAATTATTTATGTTAAAATAATTGTTCATGGCAGTAAGTACCGCGCTTCTGATCTCGCTGTCACTTGCATTAGTAGTTGAAGATTTAATGACTTTGATACTGGCTCGTAGGGCGGGAGCGGCTTTAGGGCCAAACAGCGGCTTGAATACCACGCTATTTAAAATAACACTGTCACTGAGCATCTTGTAATCATTAACCTGTCCAAACTCTTGATTGAGTTGATTGATTGTAGGACGATCTGGTTCTAGAACAGTATCGGTGCTATCTTTAATCCAATTTTGATATGCATTGTAGTATGAATTTGTTACTACGTACAGATCAATAATGTTGGTCGTTGCAGGATCAATGCGGGTTGTGTTATTTGAATTGTGTCTGTATTGAAAAGACAGTCCCTGACGGCCAGGTAACATGCTATACTCAGGACGTTCTTGAAGAATGTAAAACGGAGTGGTCACTGTTTGATCTTGAACTGACTTGTAGAACTTATTCTCACTAAAGGCATAGTAAAGTTGATTGACTGGATATTCATATTTTATCGTTTCGATCTGACTTTTTGTGGAATACAGTGCAACGATTTGACCATTTGGCACAAGTTGTAGTCTAGTCAGACTCACTGCATCCTCGATCAATACGAAAAATACATAAATTCCCAAATTTGCTGCGTTTACTTGATAGCCAGTAAGTTCGCTGAAGAAATCCGGATTCAAAATCAACTGTCTGTTGTTTACATCAGTGGCGGCAACCTTGACTTCAAAGTCATTGACATATCCGTCAGATTCAACTGTTTGACCAATAATGTTGACTTTAGTATCTTTACCTATTGGATATGTTGAGTTAGGCAAGCTGTTAGTAGCTAATACGTTGACGAAATCCTGTAGGATTTTACCACTGAAGGGATCATAAACTAGTTCGTTCGTGGCGGGAGCAAATCTAATATCAGTAACGCTACCGAAAAAATACTCTAGAGATCGGTATGTCACGGAATAACGATTATTTGACAAGCTTGTGAACTTGATGAAGTAATTAAGATCATTGATCGGTCTTAAATCCCAACGCTCTTGATCAATAGTCAGCGCATTATTGAAGGTCAAAGAAAAACTCTGTTGCAATTCAATATTGATTCGACATTCGTTTACGATATCGAAAGACAAGCTGTTATCGAATACTGGTATTACAGTGGTACAAATTGCACCAGATGGTACAAACCCGTTCAATACAACTGGTCCTGTTCCATTTGCAAAAGTGCCAGTGCCATTATTTGCACCATCGCCAATTACGTTCAACACTGTAGTCCAAATAAACGTAGTATTTGAAGGAGTTGGTATACCTGAAACTAATCTATTATTTGAATCAAAGTAGTAACCAGGTGGAGCTATAAACTTGACAAGTGCGCCTTTTGTGATATACTTCGCATTATTAGATGAGAAGAGTCCTATCTGAACCGGGATATTCTGCGAACTCACCGTGTTATAAAAATAGCCTGATTCGCTATTATTGTTAACTGACGAAATTTGCCAGTACAGTGTTCCGTCACCGGAAGCATTGTTAATAGAATATCTTGTATAATTCTGAATATAATATTGCTGGCATCGATTATCAAGCAACACGCTTGATAGAGTATCAGTTAAGAAAGCGATAATATCACTGACATTATTAATGGTCAGAGTTAAAAACCCATCGTCGCTGGACTGCCAGACAGCGCCATCTGTGCCAAATGTGTTTATACTGCTATATTTGCCGGTTGGATCAAGTAAATCGAGATTTTTAGATACACCAATAGATGATCTATTAATCGCTTTACTCTTGATTATTGAACTGTAGAGGGTGTATGGAAAATTATTGTAGTCTTCACCGTTAACCATACGATTTTGAGTATAGTATCTGGTTGGTGCTCTCTGTTTGATGTCTGGCAAAGACTCTCTGCTTTGAGCATTCGAAACAGGCGTAGTTAATTCAAGAGTACAAGTAAGAGTTTCGACTTTATTTTGACGGCTGATGTACGAGAACGTAACAGTGATGCCCTGCATTTCGTTAGGATCAATCGTATAAGTTAGTGCATTACCTGCACGCACATAAGCTCTGAAGTTACCAACTGGTATCTTTGAAAAGACGCCGTCTCCAAATACATAGGTTACTTGATCATTAAATCGGCTGCTTACAGAAAAAATTTCGCGATTTGATTCTTCGGTCTGTAGATAGGCATCGGCATAGATATTGGGTACTTCTTTCCAAAATACGCGACTGTTGTTGGCTGCGTTTAACTGATACAACCAGGTGTCAGTGTTATTGATGCCTTGAATATTGATGTCTATAGTTTGATTGCTGATTTGTTGTTCTAGTGTAAAGTCGGAATTTTGAAGAACGCCCTGCTTGAAATAGAAAAAGAATCCAGTTTCTGGCGAACCAAATCCAAGCTTGTCGTTTCTATACAACATGTTGAATCTTCCTGTGGGTGCAGGAGGAATTTCATATAGGTAATCTTCATCTAAACTAGTCACAGATACTAATTCAAAATTCATAGTTATGCCATCAACTACCGAGTTAAATGGTACGATGGGTAAGCTGTTCGGTGGAATGGACAAACTGTACTCACTAGTCATAATACCTAGCAGATCGGCTGTATTACCAGGGCGACCGATTCTCTGCGTGTTAATCAGAGCAGCATTGATGATAGTATTGAATTGTTCTTGCCAAAACGCATTTGCTGGGTCATTCCACAAAATCGGCACATTAGATAGATTATTGCCGTTCAAGTCTGTGATGTTTTGAGTAGTAGAGATAGTGGTTATTTTTAGAAATCCCTGGGCAGTCAAGTTGCGCTTCGGAGTATAGCTAACTAGATTAGCCAGCTTGATCACTGAATCTCGACGTTCAGCAGTATCGATGAAGTTTTCGCGAGCATTTAGATCGTTTCTGAATGCAAGACCCTGCCCCATGAACGCCATAACGTCAAGCAATGCAATGAATTCTGAACTTTCAACGTAATCGTTGAAGGTTTCTGGGTAGTACAGACGTAGGTAATCTATGAAACTTTTGCGCAGAGTTTCGTAATCGTAGCTGCGAAAATCCGCTTCACGAAAGGTTTGATAGATTGCTTTCCAGTCGTTAACACCGAAAATTGCCGATTGTCTTGAACTTGTCGCCATAGCAGGTCCCTTTTAAGTATTTATCAATCTGAAAAACAGCGATTTTTAGTTACTGAAAAGTAGCTGAATTATTGGATTGATTGAGAAAGATACTGAAAAGCGTAGCATTGTTAAACGGTACCACCGCTGCCTGTAGCTCAATCAGAATGCCCTGATCGTGTGGATATGCCTTTACCTCATTGAGTTGAAGACGGGGGTCAAGGCTGGCTATTCTACGAATTTCGGTTTCAAGTTTTATTTGCATATCAAATGTGTTGGGTTCAAACACAAATGACCATATGGTGGTACCATATTGTGGTTGACCGACTTTTTGACCTAGCGGGATGTTGAGAGCGTTCAAGAAGTCTTGAATGACCAGTTGCTCATCCACCAGTCTGAATTTCTTACCTACGATAATAGGCGTAGTGATACCGCCTGTACCGCCGTCCACTCCATTGATGACGTTTGTCGTCCTGGGTTTGTTTGCATTGATAGTGCTAAATCCAATATATTGAGGCATAATGGTATTTATGTGTTGTTGATTTCGGCTGCCAGACGTAGGAATTCGGCATTAGTGGTAATATCAATAAACTCCTGACGTTTCTTGGCAATATCTGGGCTGCCAGCTGGTAGTGTGCTGACTGCTTGTTTATATGCAAGATTGGCTGCTTTCTGTTTGTCTAAGAATTCTTTATATTGTTGAAGTTTTTTAAGTTTTTCGATGCGCTGATTGTCAAGCTCTTCGAATTTTGACTTAACGGTATCATCGACAATTCCAAAAGACGCAGGTTTTGGTATACCTGGATCATCCAGGATCGAATCAAAGCTTTGATTGATTGCTCCGATTTCGAGTGTGTTTACCGCTGCTGTAGGCAACTTTATTGAATTAGATGCGGCTGATCCTACCGCAGCAAGTGCTGCCTGCAATTGAGCAGCCGCACCAGGATTTAATCCAAAGCTAGCCAGTTTATCAAGTGGATCAACTATACCTTTAAACTGTCCTTTAACACCATCAAATGCAGATGCAGTAAAATCTTTAACTAACGAGCTAATTTTACCAGATCCAGGAATTATGCTATCGACTGCACCACCCAATTTATCTGTTACGAACGTCGCGATCTTCGGACCACCTACGACGTTTCTCAACCCAGATGCGAGTGAAGAGCTTGCGCTGGCCGTGACGTTTTTTGCAAGCTGATTTGCAGCAGATGACAGACCTTCGCCTGCTGCGTTGAGTCCAGATTTGTATGTATCGATGCTGCCGAGTGCGCCAATAATGTTACCAGGGTCTTTTACAACCTTGGTTAGAATGTCCTGTGTGGCATCGGCAAGAGTGCCGCTTACCTTTGCCGCTAATGCTCCGCCTGCACCGGGCAATGCTTTGTAAATTTCTTTGTTGAGAGTGCGACCGATTGCGCCAGGCACTGCTTGAAGAACATCATTACCTACGTTAGACAACGTGCCAAGCAGACCGCCTTCAAACTGGCCCGCTTTATCGGCATTCAATATTTCTTTTTCAATACTCTGCTTCAATGCCAGACCTAAGTTTTGAGGTATGCCTGCTTTCAATCTGGGCATTCTGGCTACAATTGCATTGAATGCAGCACCGCTGATTCCCCGCAAGGCTTGCTGTGGGTCTATTGCTTGTCCTGCTGCAAATGCTTGAGCGATTGATCCTAGATTATTGGCAACTGACTGACCAATACCGCCAGCTTGATTACCACCCGCTATTCGGTCAATGACTTCGCTGACTTTGCTCGACAGCTTTGCATCTATCACTGACTTGCCAAGATTGAATGTCGCGCTGCCCAGATCTTTTACTACTTGAATAGTTTTGTCCACGCCAGATTGTGCTCCAGCAACTACCAGTCCAGCAATTTGAGGCGGTGCTTCAGTTCCTGAAATTATGTTAGCTTTAGTCAATGCAGTTTGAGATTGCTGCATCAGGTCAACAGCCGCATCTGCTTGTACTGTTTTGTTTTCTCTGAATTGAGTGACATTTTGTATGCCGTTTTTGCCAGTCCATATATTGGTTGGGAATGCTTCCTCGACTGTTTTACCAGCCTGAATCTGGGCTTCGACTAGTTTTGCAGATCCTGGTTTAATAAAACCTGCCGATTCTAATTGTTGGGGATTTAGACCGTATAACCCAATTGCCGCTGTTTTATTGTTGTTCTGAGTAACAATAGTGGATCCCTTCACTGCCGCATTAGCCGCAGGCCCGCTACGAGTAGTGTTTTCCATCTGACTTAATAACGCCGCGGTAGTGGGCTTGTCTATACTTTCTGAGACCGCCTTCGTTGAAGGTTGTTTTGCAATTTGTGCGGGTGTTACTGAGGTACTGTTAGACGAAGCCACCGCTTGATTTGTTTTTGCTACTTCAGGTTTTGGCGGGCTTGGCAACTGTGAATCGCTGTTCAAATCGACGCTTACATCAACCCCAAGTCCTGCATCTACCCATGGATAATGAGCTGGCGCTCGACTGACTATTGACTTTAATTTTCCAGGTGCTGCTAAGAATCCTTTTTGTTTATCA